CCCGCTTCACTGCCAAAGGCAGCTATCCCTTGCGGATCCAAGTCATTGATGAAATGACAAAAGTCGACGACGGACCGTTATGAGAGGTCCGTTTGCTGACTAGCTGTCCCTGGCAACCAGCCACTCCCATAGATTGGGATTCGGCGGATCGCGTAGCCTGAGACGCCATCCCTAGGGGTGACGCCTTCAGACCCGTAGCCAATCAGCGCAGCAGCAAGCTGCGTTGCCGCTTTCCAGTGAGCCCAAGGCAAGATCACTGGTATCGGGATATAAGCTGAAACGGTCTGCTGAGCCCAACCTATGTGGTGGTTGAGCCGCCTCGTGTTCCAACTTGCTGGGTTGTCGTCGTTGATCACGACGTCGCCTAGCCAAGAAGGCCCGACACAGCGGCGGATATCAGAAGGGATACGAGCCAAAGCAGAGCGCCAAGTACGAGAGACCGTAGACCACCGCGAAGGTAGTCTTTGGCCATCGACAAAAGCCACTCGCCGAAGTCCGTTAACCAATGATATCCATTGTTGTGGTTCATCAGGTAATTCCTCGAGATAATGTCCCCTCACGGGAACACCGTCCCAGAAGTCACCACCACAACTCTCGCGAAAAGGACCTTCGATGAAGGTCTTTTTCATATTCGGTTCAAAACCGAACCACTGTAGAGCTTTGATCACTGAAGGAGCAGTGAAGCTTGGCACTATGAGGTCATCCCCATAGCACCTAACGGAATCCGGGTTTCCACCCAGAAGCCGCACTACAGTGCGAGCCATCGTTGCAAAGATGATGGTTTCGAGCTCAAACGTAAAGCCGTTCCCCATCGAGGAGAACTTTTCTAGTCTGAACCACTTGCCACCAACTCTGGTATGAGTAGCTCGGAGCGAGTCCAGCAATGCAAACCAGTCCTCTCTGAGAACTAGTTTTGGCAATACGCGACTAAGCGTATCGCTTGCATTGCTCATATCAATCGTAGCCTCGGCATTCGTCCGACTAGCAGATCTTGCGATCTGCATGTGGACTTCTTTGCCGCGTCGGAGATTGATACCAATCCGAAGCAAACGGATCTTCAAGATCCGGCCCACATCCAGTTGGTAAGACACTGGAATAGAAGCTTCCTTACAGCACCCGCGGTATTTTGTACCGTCCTTCGGGACTGTAAAGAAAATATTGCCTCGAACCGTCCGAGGTCCACTGAGGTAAGGTCGCGTCTCCACAAGAGATCGTGACCAGGCAGTCTCACTCCACAAGGGAATGAGATCGCGTGTCTCTCGATAGACCGTAGGTCGACTGGACATCTTGTCCGGAGCTGTTGTTAGTTGCCCCGTGTCAGCATACGTGGCGCCCTGTCCGAATCTCGGGCAGAGCGATTCAGGCAAGTTACCCATGACGGAATGAACATCTTTACGCCAGAGACTGATGAAGTCCATGACGGCCCCTTCCCCTTCCTCAATCAAGAGGGAGTTAGGGAGGAAACGATTCAACCGCACATTTGTGCGACAGTTTGCTTTCTCACAAGCAAGAAAGGTATCTATCGCAGCTTGCTCCCGATCAACCGTGGTGGGAAGGTCGCATTTCCGGAGGATCTCAGTGATGAGATTATCCCTCCAGTACGCCTCCGCCTCCAGGTAGTGGGTCTGAACACAACGGAGCTTTTGAAGCTCCGCCCACTCGCCATAGCGAATCAGTATTGCTACTGACACCGCCCTTGGCGTGCTCACGTCCTCGGCTAGGCCGAGAATCACATCGAACACTTGGTGTTCCATGTAGCCTCCTGTTTGTGACCGGGTTTAATCGATCAGGTTGCAGGCGCGCCGTCGCGCATCATCGCTTGGATGAGCGCGTGAGCGATGAGGTTCTTGGAGAACGCCACCGCATCATTTTTCAGCGCCTCCGGAAAATCATCGGGGACGGATGCAGAGAAGTCGAACTCGAACGCGGAACCGACCCTGGTAAGGCCGGTGACCGTATCCGTGTAAGAACTGGGAAGCCGAAGCTTCCCCTGCATCTTCCTTGAACGATTTCCCGTCGGGCGTGCGAGAGCCGTGATTGCGGGGAAGATCGACGCAATCGCTCCCTCTTTCAGCTTCCACGTCGCCAGCGAGTTGTCGCCGGCGGATGGGGCGTAGAGAGTGAACGTTTTTGCGACGGGACTTCCGGCGCCGTTGTTGATCACGAGGTCAGTTGCTTGAGGCATTGTGAGTTTCCATGAGAGGATGCGGCATTGAGCCGCGGGTTTCAGAATCGGACATTCCTCCTTCAGCCGGTCACCATTTCTTGATCACCCCTTTGACAAGGCGATCAATCTTTTGGAGACGTTGTAAAGGCAGTGCCGCGGCAATCGCTAGGGTTTCCAGCGAGAGCTCCGGTGCACGCCAATAAAACTTGGGGGTGGGAACCCCCAACACCCTGCTTTTCTTCACGTAGAACTGCGAATTCCACGCAGCTCCATAGCGACGATAGGCGGGAGGCTGGTTAGGGTTAGGAACCGTCCACTGATCAACCTGCGCGCGCAGGCTGGTTGTCGTGCTTGAACCTGTTATGGTGACACCCGCAAAATCGGACATAGATCCGATCATTTGGTTAAAGTTCCCAAACATGTTCAACACGAACGACCATGGGACTAGGTCCCAGGCCACAGAAGGTAGGTTTAGCAAACCTAACTTATTTACCAAGAACAAGTTCTCGCTCTCTACTTTCACGGCCCCCGATACAGTGACACGATACCGCTCTGTGAAGAGACGGTCGGTCCAGATCGTAAGGTCAGGATTGTTTCGATTAGTGAGCTTGTACTGGTCGACTACCTTTGCGTCCCTTTTCACCCAGAACTTGAACGGGGGATCTCTCCCCAGTGTCCCAAGTGAATCCTGGATGTCCTGAACTAGTGGAACCCAACCGAACTCTCCTTCAAGGAAAGCTCCGGCGGTGTTCTGAGCGAGGATTTTTCTCCGCTCCCACCAGCTCATCCGGGAAATGTGCCGACCTCTCCTCTCGAAGATGTCGGCTATCTTTCCACTTCGGTCTTCAATCATTTCGCGGGATTTCTTCCACGAAGCGATTGTCATACCGAGACTGGCGTTGTGCTTCCGCACGTCGCCAGTGAACCTTGCTAGGGCTATATTGGAAAGTCGAATCGCAGTCGGGTGAGCAGCAATGTTTGCTGGATACCACGCCTGAAGAGGAGCTAACGGACCCAGGAAGGTCGTGTCTGTACCAATCAATCTCGGCACTGTTTGGTGCACGTGATGCCACGTATGTGGGTTTGGTTGCAGAACCAACTTACCATTGACACGGGGTGATGAAACGCTCGAGTCTTGATGAGACACGAGGATCCAATCACCCCCTTCAATCGTTCGATGTAGCTCATACGATTCGTTTGCCATGATGCTCGGCACCATGACTAGGCGCCTCAAAGAGGTGATGCCCCGGAAGGGCAAATAGGCTCACTTGTGTAAGCCCGCCAACACCGGTTCCCCGCGCGGGGACCAGCGAGAATGGACTTCCTTTCCGTATCTAACTACCGAAAGCATCCTTTGTCAAGGGCAGCCCGCAAGGACTGTCCAGCATTGATGGGGTCATAACTCCCATCGATAGACAACTGTGCTTCGAGCTCCTGGTTTGCTACCTCCCAGAATAGATTGCTCGTACTGTCCCCACCGCTATTGTAAGAAGCCACATAGACTACGGTTCTACCCGTATTCATGTTGACGTACACAAAAGCACCAGGGCCATCACAAGCAGCCGACTTCTGGTTGGCAATGTAAATCCAGTCGCGAAAGTCCTCAACAGTCCGCTCCTCAGCAGGAGTCCTGTCACGGTTGGTTCGAAAACCATTCGATTGGCAGAAGAACTGCACGAGCTTAGCGTCGGTAAAAAACCCTCCGCAAGGAAGGCTAATCGTCAGCGCTTTGTTCACTTGAGATGAAAAGTGGATCATTGATGGCTCCAAGTTAGTAACGGAGGGAAG